AGTTAAATTTAAGGCACGGCCTTTGATAGAATAGTAACTTAAATTTTAAATGGGGTTGGTTTGGTAAAAATATGGTATAATAAGAGTATCAAAGCGATAATGCCTCAGTGGGTCAGAGGAGGAGGCGCAAGCCTCGTTATGATTGGGTTCGACTCCCTTTTATCGCTTTGTATCTTTTTATCGTCTGCGTTTTTGTTTTTCCATAAGTTTGCAATATGCCCTTTTTAGTAAAATACGCATAACACAACTCGTTATCGCTTTCCCAAAAGAAATTTATCGTATCATTGCCCATTTCGTCCTTGCCGTAATATAAATTATCCTCGGTCAAATTTAACGGCATATCAAAAAACTGCTGGGCGCTTAACGCATTGCCGTCTTTTATCTTTTTTAGCCTCATTCCGTGTAGTAGCTCTCTTTGTGTTGCTACCTTGAGTTTCCCGTCTGTTTCTATGCCTTGCGCCTTTAGTTTGCTTATCGTTCTCGGGCTTAGCGTGGCTAGGGTTAGCGGCTCTTTTAACGGCGGTCTGTACCCGGCTTTCGTAAAATCTACATCCGCAAACATAGATTTTAATTTATTGCTCGCTCTAATCCTAGCGCCTAAACTGCTTAAATCGCTTAAATTTACACTCCGTCCCTGCTGCGTTATTAAATCGCGCATAGTGATCTTGCCTTGCATAAATAGCTCGGCTCTGCCTTTGCCTAGCGTCTTTTCTATCGTTTCGGGGCTTTGGGTTTTTAACCAATCGTTAAACGTCATATCCTGCGGCACGTAGCCGTTCATAGACGACCTCGTGCGATCATTTGCGCCGTCCATTCCCTCGACGCCTAGTTCATCCCAACTTTTAGTTACGGGTATTATGGTGCTACGGCAATTAAAATGAGTATTTACGCGCGGTTTGCGAAACGGGAAGTCGTGCCCGATGGGCTTGTAGTCTTTATCCCACATTAGGCCATCGTAAGCTCTGCATAGTGCAGACGTGCGAGTATCTAGCGTGGCTTGATATTTGTAGCATTTTATGACGTCGTCGTTTGCTTCGAAAAAGGCTTGGCGTATTTCGCTTACTATCGCGCCCGCTCCGGTTAGAGCGATAGCGGTAGCGTCACGTTTATTTTTCTCTAAAACGTGCGCTATTCTTTGCGCTAGCATCGGCGTCGTCTCGCCTAAGCTCACGCCTATCTTTAGCTCGCGCTCTAGTCTCTTTTTCTGATCGGCGCTTAGCCCGTTGTTCCACGCTTTGACGGTGGCGCCCTCTAGTTGCGCGCTATCTACTAGCCGCTCGATGCTACTCTCTGGCAATACGCTAGAAAACAAAACAATCCCTACTAACTCGTTGTAGTCTAGTAGATGGTCTTGCTCGTTTTGTGCTAGCGTTAAAAAATCTTTGCGTAAATCGGGCGTTTTTAGGCTTTGTTTTAGATCGCTTATCGTTTGGGCTAAATTATTCGTTATATTTTTCTTTTTTAAAATTTGCGCCTGCAAATCCGCGATCATATCATCGTAAAATTTAGCTACTTTTTTACTTAGCCCGTTTTTTATCCGCTCATGCAAAAGAGAGCGCGCTACTTCAAGCTCGGCTATAAGTTGATTAAACGGCTTCATCGCTCGGCATTACCTGCGGTGCGGCTTGTTCCAGCTTAGCTTGATAGTCCTCATAGCTTTGTATAGTCTTAGGCATTAGCTCGCCTTTTAGCAGTGCGTCGTAAAGCACTTCGTTTGGAATATTCCCGCTTTGGATGCCGGCTATGATTTGGGCTAATAGTTGTGGTTCAATCATTGCTAGGTTATAGTCGGTATTTATCTCGTATATTAAATTCTCGCTCGCGATATTCTCAAAAAAGGCAACATCTTTTAAAAACGAGGCTATACCCTCGCTAATCGTAGATGCGACATTGGTTAATACCGCATTTTCGCCGCTTTTTCGCATTTGCAGCGTTTCGGTAGCCTCGGCGGTCTTTTTCTCGTCTAAAAGCAAGCGCGCGCCTAAAATCGACATCCTTTTTTCTTTGACCGCGATACGGTTTTCAAGCGTGCTTAGCCCCGCGCCACTAAATTCTAAAAAGCCAACCTTTGCGCTCGGATCGTTTATTACCCAAACGGCGGTAGAGCCTATTTTTAGTTTTTCGCTGCTCTCGCCTTGATAGCCCGTGACGTAAGGCGTCGGTAGCGCCGTAAAATGCGTGCCATGTTCTAAATCTACCTCGCTTCTAAAATGGCTGATATTAATCTTGGCTAAATCAAGCAAGGGCGGCTTTTCTACCGCTGTTTTTAAATCATTCACGTTAAAAAACGTAAAGGGCAAATATCCAAGCTTTTGCCCGTTTGCGCTCGGGTAAATTTCGCTAACTACTTCAAAATTCCCCGCCTTGGTTTCGCTAAATACTCTTTGGCGGTAGTAGCCCTCGTGTAAATCAAGCACTCGGTAGCGCGTTTTTATCTTGTCTACAAACTCATCGTCCGTCGGCTCGGCGTAAGTTTCAGCAAGCACCACGAGCGACGTAACGTTTGAGCCGTTTATTTTCGCGGTTTTCCAGTTGATGATATTTTCGGCCTTATAGAGCGTGGCGTAAGCTCTTAAATTTAGCCGCTCGGCTTCCAGCTTGGAATAATCCGCTTTTTCAACGCTAGGCAGATCCACGAGCACGCCGCAACGCCCCACGCTTAGGCACTCGTCGGCAATGTTTTTAGCAAGGGCTTCTAGCGTATCGTCATCTAAGCTCACATTTTCGGCTATGATCTTTAACGCTTCGGGCAACTCTACTTTTGGCGGCTTGGCAAACAGTAGCCCAGTTAGCGCAACCTGCGTTCTGGCCGTCGCATTGTAAAACTCCGCGCGTCCCACGTAAGCGCTGTATTCGTCCTCTTCTTGATCGCTTAATTTAGGCACGTATTTTTCTTTTGCTACCTCGCCTGCTAAGGCATCGCGCATTAGCTGCCATTTGATTAAATTCTTAGAATATTCGGGATGTTTTGCATTTACCGCCATAAGAAGCCTTTTTTCTTTGCATTCTACTACTAAATGCCGACTACCTTGATTTGGTAATCTCGCGCAGCTATCGGGTATTTATACGCGATTAGATACCCAAGCGCGTCGTTGTAGTCATCGTTTGCAGGGTGAGCGTCGCTTTTTTCGGGCAACTGCGTCTTATTATCCCACGCTTGCTGTTCAAGCGCCTTTGTCAAATTTGGGCATTTTGAAACATTTACTAGCAGGCGGCGTTTGTCAAATAAGTTATTTACGCAGTTTACGCGGTCTTTTATGATAGGGTTTGAGTGATTTACGAATACCAAATACCCAGCGCCTCTTAAAATTTGTGAGTCTGTTTCGCTCGCGCTAGTTTTTCTATTCTGCCCGCTCGCGTCAGGGTAAATGATGATTTTATGCCCCTTGTAGCGATCGCGTAAAGTTTGAGCCATAGCGTAGGTGTCGTAGCTGATAACCTCATCGACAGCATGCGTAGTGATATTGCCTTTTTTGTCCGCTCGCTCTACGCAGACTACGTTTATGCAGCCGCCTACGTTAAAATCCGCGCCTATGTGTAGTGTTTCGCCCTCTTTGATAGTTTCCGTGCTTGCGTGTGTATCGCGGCTAAAATAGCTATACACGGTGCCGCTAGTGAGGTTTACGAATTCGCCCTCTAAATACGCTTTTAGTAAATTCTCGGGGTATTGTTCTTTCAGCGTGTCGATGAAATCGGGCGGCAGGTATTTATTGTCGGCGGTTTTTGCTTTAATTAGCCGTTTAGTATCACCGCCTTTTTCTATGAAAATTTGATACGTGGCGCGGAAGCCCTCGGGCGTCGTGGTAATGATAAATTGCCTAGTGTTACCCGCTCTTAAGCGTCCTAGTAGTTTCTCGTAGGCTTTTAGCGCGATCTCAGTCTTTGACGTGTCAAACTCGTCGCATATTATCCACGCGGCGTTTATGCCGATAAGGCGCTCCCAGTTTTCCATACTGCGGCATAAAATAGGCGTTTTAGCCCCGTTTACGTCCAGAGTAAATACCGCGCTTGATTTATTAAATTTATACGGCACGCGCCACTCAATAAGCGCGTTTTCAAGGTCGCCAAACAAGATGTCGCGCAAAAGAGGGTAGGTAGGCTCGGTTATCACGCCTGCGCAACCGGGGTTTAAAAACGCCAGCTGCAAAGCCTTTCTAACCGCGGCGTATGTTTTTCCCGCACCGTAACCGCTAACCAAACCTATGATTTTCGTGCTTGTATCGGCTAGTAGCTCGTATTGGTGCGGTAGCAGCTTGACCTCTAGTTTACTCATCTTTGCTTATCACGATTTGTTGAATTTGTGCTTCTTGGCTTACGTTTGCGTTGTTTATCGTAGTATTTGAAAAGCGGGGATTAACGCCGAGCGTTAGGCTGGCTTTATCTATCGCGTCTTGCAAGGCTTTGAAGTCGTTTGCGTTTAGCTCCACCGGCTCGAAATTTTGCACCCCGTCGCCGACGCCCACTTTTTCGTATTTGGTGTTTTTATCTAGCATTTCTGTGATTTTGGCTAGGTTTTTTTGGGTAGCGTTTTCAATCAGCCGCCTATTATAAAATTCGTCTCTCGCGGCGTTCGCGATCGCGTTCGTTTGTTTGGGCGGGCATGGTT